ACTCCGGCCCATGATGTGGTTCTACAGCCCCTTAGAATTGGATCCATCAAGAATTGTCGATTGGGCCAGAATGTGTATGTAATCGGGAGTCCATACGGGAAAGTGAACTTCAACAGTTTGACAACCGGGGTCATATCTGGGGTTGATGTGGACTGGAGTTCTTTAGGGGCTCATTATGGCTGGAAAGTGGCATTCACAGTTGATTCTGCGGGCCATCCTGGCAATAGTGGATGTCCTGTGTTTACTACTGACGGGATTGTACGCGGGATTCTTGTTGGCGGGTTTAGTCCTGTTCTTATTTCAGTAATGCCTTGTGATCTTTTCCTGGGTAATTTGGAATCAATTCGATTGATGTTCACTCAGGATCGTTATGAACATGAAGAGACGGTAGAATACCAAGGCTGGAGTGGTTACGGATTCAAGTACTAATGTCTAAACTGCCCAAAAAACGCAAACGCAAGTCGCCCAAGACCAAGGACCAGTATACCAAGACAGACTGGTTCAAATGGCTGTGGCCTGTGTTCTCGCGATACATACGCGTAAGGGACTGTCTGGCGACGACGGGTACAGTGACCCACGGCAAGTGCGTGACATGTGGCAGGACGCTGGCGTTTAGTAAACTTCAGGCTGGCCACTTTATACCTGGGCGAACGGATGCTATACTGTTTGATGAAGACCAGGTACACGCACAATGCTATCGCTGCAACATAAAGCTGCAAGGTATGTGGCACAAGTACTTCTTATTCATGCAGGCTAAGTTCGGCCTTGACAGAATCATGGACATGATAGCAAACTGTGAATCCGAAATGGAGTACACTCGTGAGTGGTTCGAGATTTCCAACGAATACTACGAGAATGAGATTCTCAGAATGAAAGCAGAGGTGCGGGATTAAAGGCAGTCACGGAAAAAAAGATCTGGCTGACTTGACACCAAAGGGCGTTAAGAAGAATGCTACCAATATTCTGACCGGGCACATTAAACGACTGGGGTCTGAGTCTATAACTATCAATGATGAAGGTGACCCCATCACCAGATTTGCTATCTTAGCTAAGTTGGTTTGGGACAAGGCCCTTGGATACCGGGAAGAAATAAAATTGGACGACGGTGAGGTGGAGGTCACAATCCATAAACCCGATAGAGGCTTCATAGGTATGATCTTTGACAGGGTTGAAGGAAGAGTGGCACCCGTGGCCGCAGATGATAGCAAGGGGAAGACATCACTGGCTGATAGGATCGGAGAGCAGAGTAAGGTGCGGTTGAACCAACTGGTTAAGAAAAATGATTGAGACACTCAAGCCTACCCTCAAGGAACCTTTTCCGTCTGGTAAGGAATACTGGACTTGCCCGAATACGGGATTGGTGGTGCCAAAACTTGAGATCGCTAATCTTAAATACCGGCATGATGTTATTGCTGATGCTGAAAATGATGAAGGTTTGCAGCGTGAGTTACTAACAGCTTGTAGCCAATCTTTTTTATACTGGATAAATACATTTTCTTGGACATTTCATCAAATGGATGTACGTGAAGGTGAGAGGGTGGCATCGCCTTATATACACGTTCCACTGATAACCTGGGAAGTACAGGATGATCTCTTAAATAGATTTGTAAAGTGCCTTCCTACGATAGAGCAGGTGTTGGCCGGAGAAGGTAAGAGTGAAGATATTCTGATCGATAAATCTCGTGATATGGGTGCGTCATGGATGTGCATAAATTTCCTTCACTGGCTCTGGCTATTTAGGGAAGACGCTCAGTTGTTGGAACTGTCAAGGACCGAAGAATACGTGGACAAAGCTGGCAACCAGAAGGCATTATTTCAACGGCATGATTACATTAATCAATGGTTGCCAAATTGGATGTTACCCCCTGATTGTTTATTCGGTCAGCGTGAACGCACCAAGATGCACATGCGTAACAGGTTGACTGGTGCCTGTATAGATGGTGAGTCAACCACGCAACACGCGGCATCTGGTGATAGGCGATTGGTCGGGTTGCTGGATGAATTCTCTAAAGTAGAGAAGGGTGCTTTGATGCGATCTGCCACGCGAGATGCTTGTCTGATGCGTATTGTAAATTCGACTGGTGCCGGCCCTGGTACAGAATATAGCAAGTGGAAGAAGTCTGGTAAGATTAAAGTATTTCCGCTTATGTGGTGGGATCATCCTGATAAGGGTAAAGATAGATATGTGGTCCAGGATAGTATTACAAAAGCGTGGAAGATACGGTCTCCTTGGTATGATGAGGAATGCAATAATAGATCCCCGAAGGAAATGGCCAGAGAAATCGATGCCATAGATATGGAAGCTGGATCTCTGCGCCTTACAACTTCTAATATAGATAAACACATCGCCCTATTCGGCCGTGATCCGCTGACCAGATGGGATATCAAGTTCAAGCGTGGTACGGCCGAAGACGGTATCAAGGATTTCCTGAAGCGTAGAAATCATAAACAGGTAGATGCCAAGAGATCTAAGGCAGGACCGCTTAGGTTGTGGGTCAATTTGGTTGACGGGCGATTGGACCAGACAAAGGATTACATCTTGGGCATAGACATATCCAAGGGACAGGGTGCATCCAACAGTGTCATCAGTATAAAATGTCGGCAGACGAACGAAAAGGTTGGTGAGTGGCGTGATGCTGAGACACCTCCCTACGAGATGGCCAGAGTCGCAGCGGCACTTTGTTTGTGGATAGGTGGTCGCAAACGTCTACCATTTCAGAAATGGGAGATGAACGGACCAGGTTGGGATTATGGTCGGGTCACCGTCAAGGATTACAAGTATCCTTACTACTACCGTAATCGCGTCGTGGGTGACGCCAAAGAGAAGAGGGGTAAGAAATACGGCTGGCATAGTGGCCGGGGTAATAAAGAAGTTTTGATGGATGATTACGATAGGGCTCTGGCCAATGGTGGTTACATAAATCATTGTATCTGGGCACTGGAAGAGGCCAAGAATTATGTGTACTATGATGGTGGCGGTTGTGGCCCGGCCGATCTGGTCGAAGAGAGTTCATCAGCCAAGAAGACACACGGTGATTGCGTGATAGCTGACGCTCTCACAATAGACCATAAAGATTATAGAGAAGGCAAACTCGGCACTCGTGACAAAGAGTCTTCAAGAAATATCGCCGGCAGACGCAGGTTAGCAATGGAAAAACGTAAGCAGACCCGCAATAAGAATTTTGATTTCAGGAGTAGATCATGAAGAGGCTGCGTAAATTATGGGGTAACCCCTATTCGAGTTATGTAGAGGTCAATCTTGACCTGTCCAGATGGCTTATTGGGTTTGGTTGGATGAGACGAATAAATGTCCCCAAGTGGAATTGTTTTACTCTTCACGTTAATGTTGGTCCATTTGCAGTCATATTTCAGGTTGGGGAATAAAGATGGAACCAAAAGCATTAGACCCTCGTAAATTTGCATCGATTGTAAAACAGGGATTCTTGCGATCAAGGCATTATCGCAGGGCAAGGGCCATGTTCATTCATGCTTATGCTGGCCAGTATTATGCCAAGAAGTACGGACTCAAGGGTGATGAACCTGTCAACCTGATATTTCATACGATCAGATCGCTCATACCCACGCTCGTCATGAAGAACTCCATATCTGATGTGAGTACTGAGATCATCCCGCAGAAAGAATATGCCTATCTGCTCGGTCTGGCGTTGAACCAGAATCATAAGAAAAATGATAGAAAAGAGGTGTTGCGATACGGTCTCGTAGACGCCTGTTTCGGTTACGCCCTGTTTAAGACAGGAGTGGCCCAAAATGGAACCATGATAAATCATGGCGATGTGCTGATAGATCAAGGTGAAGTCTATACGGATAATGTTGACCTTGACGATCATATTATAGATCCTACTTGCCGCAAGTTCCGGAAGGCGACATTTGAGGGCGACAGGAACAGGGTGCCGAGAATCATACTGTTGAATGATGACGACTTCGACCATGATCTTGTAATGAAACTCCCGAGGTCGAGGCATACGGATGCCAAGAGCAAGGTAGAGGCCATCACGCAGAGCAATATGTCCAAGAGTGAGATAGATGATCTTCAGGATATGGTCGATATAGTCGAGTTGTTCGTGCCAGGTGCAGATGCGCTCATAACGATAGCAGATCCAGAACAGATTATAATGGAGAACTTTCTGGCGGCGAGGGAATACTTTGGTCCCGAGGATGGCCCATATACCCACATGGCACTTACTCAGCCGGTGCCCGGTAATCCGTACCCGATAGCCCCAGTAGGTATCTGGTATGATCTACACCACGCGGCCGGGATTACTATGAAAAAACTGGTCGATCAGATTATCAGGCAGCGTGATATCCTTGTGGTTGATCCCGCTGGGGCAGATGAGGGAGAGGATATTAGGACCGCATCTGATGGCGATGTGATAGTTGGTAGCCCGGAAATGGCCAAACCGTTCTCGATAGGTGGACAGAATCCCCAGAACGAAGCGGCGATGTCCTCGTTGCAGACGTGGTATAATTACATGAGTGGTAATCCGGATCAGATGGCCGGTGTTCAGGTGGGTGCCAAAACAGCTACGGGACAGTCTATTCTACAGGCCAATCAAAACGTGACCACTGAAGACATGCGGGATATGGCCTATGATGCAGCCGCTAAACTGGATAGTAAGGAAGCCTGGTATATGCACACTGATCCATTTATCGATATGATGTTGGGCAAGCGTCAACCTGGTGGCGAATATATCCAGTTGACACTTACACCGGAACAGAGA